CCGTCTTTTGGAGTTTGCTCTCCGTTCAGAACCCCTTATTCGTTCTGTCGCAGATAAGCGCCCAACTAACCAGTCAATCCCAGGCTCAACAGTAGTTCTACAGAAGTACGTTGACCTTTCAGCAGCAACAACAGCACTAACAGAAACAACTGACCCAGATGCAGTAGCAATGTCTACACCAACATCTGTAACCATTACTCTTGCAGAGTACGGTAACTCAGTTCTCGTTACACGTGCGTTGGAACTCTTCAGCCTTGCTGATGTAGACCCAGCAATCGCTAACATCATTGCATTCAACCTTGCAGATTCTATTGACTCAGTAGCGATGACAACTCTTCGCGGTGGTTCAAACGTAATCTACTCAGGTTCAACTGCAACATCAACAGCAACAGTTACTGCTGCTGCAACACTATCTTCTGCTAACATCCGCAAGGCTGTTGCGAAGTTGCGTGCTAACAAGGCAACTGCTCGTAAGGGTTCACTCTACTGGGCTGGTATTCACCCAGAAGTTTCACACGACCTCCGCGCCGAAACAGGCTCAGCAGGTTGGTTGCTTCCTAACCAATACGGTTCTGCACAAGACCGTATCTGGGCAGGAGAAATTGGAACATACGAAGGTGCATACTTCGTAGAGTCTCCACGTCTTTACTCTGCAACAGACGGTGCTTCATCTGCAAAGGTGTACCGCACAATCCTAGCAGGACAGCAAGCAATGGCAGAAGCCGTTGCTGAAGAACCACACGTAGTCATCGGTCCAGTAGTGGACAAGTTGATGCGTCACCGCCCAATGGGTTGGTACGGCGTTCTAGGCTTCGCACGTTACCGTGAAGAAGCACTATACCGCATTGAGTCTGGTTCATCAATCGCTTAATTGATTGACGGGTAGGCAGGGGGAAACTCCTGCTTATCAGTAAGTTCATTAGGAGGAACAATGGCAAATTATACATTCAGAACACCTTATGTACTTGAGGGTCCATCTGGTGGACATCGCTTGTTTTACTTTGCCAAATTACGCAAAGCATTAACGGTGATAAAATCTGGTAGTACTTGGTCTACTGCAAGATATTTAGTAGATGAAGATTTAGATAACTACACTGAGATTTATAGAGGTGGATATAACCACACAGTAGATGATGCCAAGAAGGCTGAACTTATTGCTGCTGGTATTGGTATTACAGAGGATAACTTCACAGTACAGTAAGGGACATAATGAATTGTGACCATGCAAGTAAAGTAAATAAATGGGGATATAATTTAATAGATGGAGATATGGTTTCTTATGTTGCCGAGTATGGCTGTAGCCACTGCAATGCCACATCAGATAAACCACTGCCATCGAAAGATGATATTTCTGTAGACCATGGCAATTGCAAGTATGACCCTTGTTTTGGTTGTAAGGCTAAAACCCTTCAATTAAATTCAGGAGATGCATCAAGAGATATACCTGATAAAAAGTGGAACTCTGAACTACAGGCTTACCGAAATGCAAGAGCAGAAGGTATACAACCTGCAGGTACTACTATGCAACATGTAGAAGAAGCGCACAAAGCATCAGAGACTTTAGGCAGAGCCTATGATGCAGATAGTATGCCTAAAGCAAAAGACATAAACCATAAATCCGCAGAAGTAATGAAAGAACTGGGAGTATAAAATGCCAAAAGTAGGAATGAAAGAATTTGCATACACACCAAAAGGTATGGCTATGGCAAAGGCTGAAGCCAAGAAGACTGGCAAGCCAATGAAGAAGGCTGCTAAAAAGGCTATGCCTAAGAAGATGGGTAAGAAGAAGTAATGCCACGTAATATTTCTTACTTAGAAAACTTAATGAACGAAGCAAAGCAATCTGTTCGTGCATATAATGCAACAGGCGAAGCAAGTCAGCAAGTTGGACCTGGAACTGATGAGCGTGCCAATATGCTTCGTCGTAAAGAAGAAAAACAATTTGGACAATTAATTGGAGCACTTGTGCAAGGTCGTCGTTATGATGATAAGACAGGTAAGCAAGTAAAAGGAAAGCAAAAGTAAATGTCAGACCCAAGACTAAAGCGAGCAGGGGTATCAGGCTTTAACAAGCCTAAGCGTACACCTAATCATCCAACTAAATCACACGTAGTTGTCGCTAAGTCTGGAGACCAGATTAAGACTATCCGATTCGGACAACAAGGCGTTACTGGAGATAAGAAGCCAACAGCACGTCAGGCTTCCTTCAAAGCACGTCACGCAAAGAACATTGCCAAGGGCAAGATGAGTGCAGCGTATTGGGCAGATAAAGTTAAGTGGTAAGAAAGTAGGGGACAATGCAAGAGACAGTATCTATCGCCTGGTGCGATAACGGTATGGTTGATGGAAAGTTTATGCAGGGAGTTACAGATGTGATTCTCAAGTCTGGACTTAAGTTTGAATCTACTCTACGTAGTCAGGGAAACCAGATTGCTAGACAAAGAGAAACTATTATCCATCATTGGTATGAACAAAATAAAGCAGAGTGGTTACTCTGGGTTGACTCAGATGTAGTCATTAGTCCAGAAGGTGTATTAAAACTCTGGGAGCAAAAAGATAAAAATAAACGTCCAATTATGACTGGCGTGTATTTTACTACTGATAATCCAGAAGAACCTTTGATGGTTCCAATGCCAACAATCTTTAAGTTTGTAGATGATAAAGATGGTGGTTTTGGTTTAGCAAGAGTGCACCCACTACCTAAAGACCAACTGATTCAAGTAGGTGCTGCAGGTATGGGATACGTTCTAATGCACCGTAGTGTAGTTACAAAGATTAAAGAAGCAATTCCCGATTCCCAATTGTTTATGGACATCGGTGTAGGTAAAAAGTTTATAGGTGAGGACATCTACTTCTTTGCATTATGCGAGAAGGCAGGAGTTCCACTCTGGTGTGATACAAGTGTGACTGCTCCACATATGAAGCGGTTCTCATTTGATGAGCACTATTACAACGCAATGACTAAAGGGAGATAACAATGGCTGGTACTGCTGGTAGCACATTATGTGCCGAACTTAATCGTTTGGCTAATGGTGGGACATACCCTGCAATGACTGCATTTCTTGACGAACAAGGTGCTGCCAACAAGTGGGCTGGTACTAGCGGTAAAGCGATTATTGGTGCTCTTAATTACAAAGCCAGTGCTGCGAGGCAGCCATCTGCTTTCAAAGACTTGAATGGTATTTGCAATGAACTTGCTGGAACTACTGGCAAATCTGCGGTTGACGCATTGAGGACTATCTAATGACAACTACCCTAACCAATATGATGGATGAGGTTCAGGTCAACCTCGCTGGTTACACATTTCAGCAGGACCGTACAACCTACATCTCATCTGCAGTATCTACAACTACATCTTCTTCTGCTTCCCCTTTAGTTTTAAGTCTTGGTTCTACTGAATCACTTGGTAAGGGTATTGTAGAAATTGACGAAGAACTCCTATGGGTTGACTCATATGACCGCGTTGCTAACACGGCGACAGTGGCTCCCTATGGTCGCGGATACCTAGGTACAACAGCAGCAACTCACTCTGCAGATGCCAAGGTAACTATTGCTCCTACCTTTCCACGCTTTAATATTAAACGAGCAATCAATGACACTATCCGTTCTCTTGGTTCAAGTATCTTCGCAATGAAGACAACAACATTTACTTTCAACGCAGCAGTATCTACTTATGCTTTTGCCAACTTAAACATCAAGAACATCTTGACTGTACACTGGCAAGACATTGGTCCATCTAAAGAGTGGCGACCAATTCGCAAGTATGACTTTGATGCTGTAGCAAATCCAGAAGCATTTGGTTATACATCTGGAACTGACCAAGTACAGACAATCACATTAGGTGAGGCTCCAATCTCTGGACGCACAGTTAAGGTTGTGTACGCAACTGACCCAGTAGTTTTTACAACTAACTCACAGGATTATGCAACACAGACTGGACTACCAGAATCTACACGGGACGTAGTAATTCTTGGTGCAGCCTATCGTCTGCTCTCATTCCTTGACCCAGCACGTGCTGCTCAGGTTAGCCCACAGGCTGATGAAACAGATAGCAAGCGTCCATATGGTGCATCACAGACAGCAACAAAACAACTTTATGCCTTGTACTCACAGCGTCTTGCTGAAGAGACAAAAGCACAGCAACAGAACTATCC